AAATCAGCAACATGAACATATTTGTCAAAGTGATCTTGAGGTTGAAACCCACTCATACCATACGTAAAAGATACGTCTGGGTAAATAGCTTTATTATCTTTAATTTGATAAACTTTAATCATAATGTACTTCCTTCCTTTTTCCATTTTATAAGTATATTATATCTCAGTTTACAGTAAATGTAAAGGAAAAAGTGCACAAAAATAACTAACGAAAACAATGGCATGTAAAATAAATTAAAAAAAGTTCAGCCTAATGGCTGAACTTCAATACATTTTCTACCTTGAATGAACGCCATTCGGTCTTTTCTGTGTCAAGACAACGGATAACTTGTAGAGTAGCATCAACTCCATTAGTGTCATCTTTAGGCTTTTTATCAACAGGAATAAGATCCTCTTTCAAAGTAGCTTGCATTAGTCTTTCTTCACCATTCATTTTAATGAACTTTACTTGGCATACACCATTACGTAGCATGTCAACCATTTCACTTCTTGTATACGCTTCACTCATATTATAGGTACTCCACTTTAGTTGATTTTGTAGGATTGTGACGAGTAGTGTCACTATTAGGGAAGAAATTTTTAGTCTCTGTTTCTACTCTAATTCTTCGGATATTATCAGAGTCATACTCTTCATAATATTTTATGCTTACTTCTTTAATGATACGATGATCATGCAATTTATACGGTGCCATTTACTACCTCCTCATCTTGGCTATGTCTTCGGCTTGTTTAGTTCCTCGCATAATTGGAACTGCATTTGATTTGTGCATTTGTCCAATTCCAACGATAAGGTCTCCTGTGTATTGCATAGGTTCTTTTTTCGCTGTTCCGCCTGCACAAATTGTGTTCGACGTCTGGACGCTTGGATAGTGCGGGACATCGCGGTAGACCGGCTTGGTCGGTACATATTCAACAAACTCCTTCTTCTTAGATTTAAGTTGAGATGGGTGACAACCTTTATCCATGAGCCATTTGTCATGTTCAGCTTGTGCTTTTTCCCAGCCAGGTTTACGATTTGTTTTACGTCTTTTTGTATTTAAGGAAGACATACCTCTCACTAAATGCATAGTCATATTATTGCCTCGATTTATATATTTCAACCATCTTTTTCATCCACACTTGGACAACTTTTTCTTCTTCTGTTAATTCTAACATATTGAAGTCTTCTACTATTCTAGAAAACAAATGATACTTAGCCCACTCAACACCATCTAATTCTTTTTTAGTTTTTGGTAAAGGCACGCTATCATATTGATTTTCTAAAGTCATTCTGATTTCTCCCAACGATAAAAGATATGATTACCTATTGTAATAGTTTTAGTTTTAGTAGCAGCCCAAGATGGTGTTACATAATCTGCATGATAATGAGTTGCACCCTTAGTAAAGTCCCAATGAGACTGAGCATGATATACTTTAAATGCAATCATTTGAGCAATAGCATATACATCTTTATCAGCATTTGGTACTCTTTCCGCCTTACCGTCACAGTACCATGAGAACTGGCAACGGTTTTTTACTGGGTATAATACCAGTTTGTTTTTCCAAGATGGCCTAGTAGGCCCTTGGTGAACCACCTCGCAAGGTGTATTTGGATACCTAGAGTCATATACTCTATTGATAGTAACTAAAGCTACTGCAATCATACCTTTAGTATTTTGATTGCGAGCTTCCCAATAGATATTATCAGACATACAAGAAATTTGCTTTTGATCATATGACTCAGTAGCATGAGAAGCTGCGCCAAACGCTACAGCTCCTGCAAAAGTAAGCGCAGCCAGAACTTTCATACTAGTTCCAGCCTTCATCCGACTCGTATGCTGTTTGATCGGCAAGACGCTCGCCGTAATGTTCTTTAAGATATTGTGGACCATCAGTCCATTGGTTAATGTTTTCTTGATCATTAGTGATACCTTCCTTTTTAAGTTGGCGTTCAAGGGCTTTTTCTTCCCTTACCATTTCAGCATCACGAGCCAATTCAAGATTTCTTTTGTTAGCAATGGCTTTGATCATATTGTACCTTTTGGTATATTGTAGATCAGTCATTCCAACAACTTTAGATTTTAACATTTTCATAATTTAGTCCTTCCAAGGGTTTATTTAATTATTTAATATAGCTATTATAACACAGTTTTTGCTGAATGTAAAGGAAAAAGTGCATTTAAATATTCCATTAAATCAATGGCTTAGCATTTTTTTTCAAAAAAGTTTATTTTATTTCTGTTTTTGCTGCCGTAAAAGCTTATCTCTTTCCTCAGAAAGCTCTTTTACTCGCTTTATTAAAGCGTACTTTTCTTGAGTTAGCTCAGCAATTTCATGTTTAAACAATTCGACTTGACCAAATGTTTTTGCGTCCATTAAGACATTCTCCCTTTAAAAAATTCATGTAGGTATTCTTCCCATTCTTTATCTTTATCACTTTTTTCAGAAGTTTCTTTTTCCCACTCATGACCAAATTTTTTTTTCCATTCATCATATTCCATTTCTTTTTCTTCTTTTGTGGACACGAATACTCCTATACTGCAAATGACTCACCACACCCACAGGATGCAGTAGCATTAGGGTTGATGACTTTGAGATATGATCCACCTAGTTCTGTAACATAATCTATTGTACATCCTAGGATAAACATCTCAGCTACTGGATCTATAATCAAATTACCTACTGTAGGTTTCTTATCTGACATAGCCCATTCGTATTGAAAACCAGAACAACCACCACCTTTAACAGATAACTCAACATTGGGTTGACCAACTTTTAGTAAATACTCTTTAGCATTATCTGTAAGTTTAACCATGTTCTGCCTTTCTAAGGTTAAGGTGTGGAGCTAACCGTGGGCTCCACGCGGGTATATTAAGGTACCAACCTTTTGCGTTCCTATCTAATGAGGGCGAACGAACCATTCCCACCTGCGTCTTAAATTTTACGTCGTTTACAGGCTTAACCGCGTTATATAACCGCTCGACTTCCCCTTTGTTGAGGTACGTTCGGCGTTATTGCCAGGCTTTCCCTCTGTTTGCCTATCTTGGCAGGAGATCAAGGAATTGAACCCTGTCCTAGTGGGTTGGAGCCACTTGTGCTACCGTAACACTTATCTCCTCTATTCATGTTCTCCACCTGCTCCACGACCAAACCCACCAAAATATTGTGGTTTACGTTTAGCCGTTTCAAATGTAGCTACAGTAATTACTATGGCTGCAATTAAGAATACGTGAGCTACTGCACTAATAGCAAAAACAGTCCAACTACCAATTAACATAGCAAATGTGATACACCACATCCATGCTAAAACTTGCATAACCATATGCCTAACATTTGTATCTGGAATATGTTTCAGTGGATTACGTTCAGCATCCATAACACCATTCCAACTATCATATATAAATTCTCTCATATCAACTACTTTCTCAAAAGTCACATTTAGCGGATAATGTGCATCCACTATATCTCTAAAATCTATAGCATCATAAACATCAGTAAACGATCTAGTAACTTTATTGTCTTTAAAATATCCAGTTACTTTATACATTTATTCTACCTGTGGTATTCCAAGCCACGCACTAAACCCAAATACTTCCATAAGCATAAAAGTAAACATCATTAAAACAATACTCCACATAATTAGTTTACCATTAAAGTTTGAAGCGGCTAATTTAATTGCAATAATTTCATTGCCAAAAAATCTTAGTAGCAATTCAAATTCATTATGATCTTCTCTTACTACAATACCATTCTTTTTTTCTTCAGCCAATGTATCCTCCATGGCAAGTTAAATGAAGGTTTCTGTTGCTAGGTACCTTCGGACCCCGTTAGACTAAGCCGCTAAGGCGTAATCCACAGATGCAACATTATCGTTTGCAATTATCGTTTTGTTCGCGTTAACCCAGCTTACATCGGGATAGCTCCACGTCTCCTACTTACTATCAGTCGATCCTATTTCGCCCCCATCATAATTACTTGATTTACCAATACCAGATAGATATCTAACTTGTGGCTTTTCTTGTATTTTAAACAACTTAATAAAAAACTCTGTTAATCTATCAAACATATTGTCCTCAAGTAATTATGGTGGAGGCGGCGGGTACTGCCCCCGCGTC